TGGAACTAGAAACAGTTATCAATGAAGAATCACCAGAACCAACAGCAAAACAAAGTCTTGCTATGCCAGAAGATATGCGTAATGCATTCTTCCAAGTAGCAGGAACAGAAATGATTGCCAATATGCTTGAGAAATCAAATGTAAATGAAGGCAATACTTGGGCACTACTACGAGTAGCACAATCAAAGTAAGGAGACAAACTAATGACATCTACAGTTGTAGATAGACCGCAAGTCCCGCTGAAAAATATGTCAGCGTGGATTAAATCAGGTGTTGCAGTAACAGCAACATCAGCCAGTGATGTATCCCGTCAAGCAGGTCTTGACTGGACAGTATCACTACACGATGTGACTACTACCTACCAGATTCCTGGACAGGGACAGCCAGTTCACATCCCAGTTAAGAACAAACAAGCAGTTGTCAAGACAACACCAACTGGCGAAGTAATACCACTAGGTATTGTTGGCAAGAAATACAAACCATTTCAAAACGCAGAAGTATTTTCAGTGCTAGATACCCTGATTGATTCAGGTAGTGGCTCAGTACTTATCCGCCCAATTATTGAGCGGCTATTCTGCAAGAATCAGATTAACAAAATCTTCCGTGCTAAAAACCAACAGCACACATACACACTGCGTCATACCTCTAACGCAAGGCTAGATGTCAATGATGTCCGCACAATTCTGGATATTACTTACTCCAGTATACAACAGTATACTGACCTAGCAACTACGCTCATAGAGCGTGAGGCTACCCGCAGTTATGCTATTGATTACTTCAAGAAAGTCTTTCCACTGCCCAGCAAGATAGAAGATACACCACCACATCTGCTGTCACAGGGTGAGAAGAAACAACGCACTAATGCGATGACCGCACGGCACGGGGCTATGCAGATTTATAGCACCAGCCCAACGCAAGAAAATATCCGCAACACCCAGTTCGGATTATGGCAAGCAGTCGTTGAGTATGCCGACCACGGTAAGCCCAACAAGTCAAAATCGCTGGGCATCAGGACGATGTCTGGTGCCAGCGATAACATTAAGTTACGTGCACTAGAACTACTAACAGCATAGGAGACTAAAGTGGAATACTTACACACAGATAAAGATGGTAATCAGGTCAAGTACACAGATGAAATGATTAAAAGAGTCATTGAAGACCTTGATTATCAGAAAGATAAAGCAAACAAGTACTGGCTAGAAAAAACACAAATCAGAGAAAAAGTCTATGAGTTTTTCAAAGAGCGTTACGAGATAAGCAATGAAGAAATTACCTGCTCAGTAGATGATGTTAATTATCTATTAGAATCTATCGGTTCAGAAAAACTTAAAGCCTTATTTACAGTGACTGGTCGCATTGACTTTACAATTGTAGATATTGAAGCAGAGTCAGAAGAAGATGCTCGTGAAATTGTAGAGAATGAACTATCCCTAGAGTTTAATGGTGATGGCAATCTTGACGACTGGAGCATTGACAGCACAGACGCTAGTCAGCAGTAATGTTAGGCTTTAAATATGATGACATTGTGCATATGATAGAGTCTATTAATATTGCTTATGAGATTATTGATGTTCCACCATCTGTTGATGATGGACTTAAAAAATCTATAAGTTTATTAACAGGATTAGTAACAGAAGGTCATATACAGTAATGCCTAAGATTGCAGACCACACTTATAGTGAGGCACTGCCATCAGGTAGATGTATGGTAGGCAAACACAGTGAATGCACAGGTACTGCGGTCATCAGTATCCACGCACTCAGGAGACCCTGTAATTGCCAATGCCACAGCAAATCAGAGTGAGCAGATAACCGCCTTTCTATCTGCTACACTCTGCCTACTGAGTCAGGCTGGTTTTGATTAGTCTCCTTTCCAGCCTGTCTCTTTTAACAAGGAGACAAGGAACAGACAAATGCGAGTTGAAATAGACCGAGATAGATACGGTCGCCCGTTAGTCGTACCAAAAACAGGTGGCAAGCCAGTGGCTTACACCCGTGCAACTACTATTGCCAATAGTCTTGACGACCCAGCAGCACTAACTGCTTGGAAGATGCGTATGGCAGCCATTGGTCTAACAGTGCGTAGTGATTTGCTACTAGCAATTAGCGCAGCACAAGAAGATAAGATGGCTATCAATAAATATATTGAAGATGCTATGGAAGTAGCAGGTGCTAGCCGTGCAGCAACTATCGGCACAGCACTACATTCATTTGCAGAGAAACTAGATTTGGGACAGGACATTGGACCTATCCCAGATGAATGGGCAGCAGACTTAGTTGCCTATCAAAAAGCAACAGAACAACTTAATAAAATCTTTATAGAACAATTCTGTGTACTAGATAAATACAAAATTGCTGGTACCCCCGATAGAGTTGTTGAATATAAAGGTGAACGATTCATTGCGGATATTAAGACTGGTCGTATTGACCATCCTAATAACATTGCTATTCAGTTAGCAATCTATGCAAACGGCTCCCCGTATGATATTGATACGGGTCGCCGTAACAGTTGGGGTGATGTCAACAAAGACAAAGCCATCATCATTCACTTGCCAGCAGGAACTGGTCTATGCAAATTAGTTTGGATAGACATAGCAGAGGGTTGGAAAGGTGTACAATTTGCAATGAAGGTCAGACAGTGGCGAGACAAGAAAGGTCTTGCTACTCCATTTCCAGAACAGGAGACAATCAGTGGCTAGCACTGAAGCACCAATCAGTATCACAGTAAAATCAGCAGCAGGTTCACTCATCACAGTTCGTGCAGAACACGGTGATGAACTTGACCAGTTAGTAGCAACAGCACTTGATGCTATCAAGTCAGCAGTAACAGAACTTGAAGCAGCAGCCAAAGGCGTAGCACCAGCAGCACAGCCAATGGCACCAGCCCAAGTAGCAGCAACACTTGGCGCATCTATCATTGACAACACACCAGCCGATAACGGCGGTTGGTCAGCAGCACCATCACTCGGTGGTAAGAACTGTCCACACGGCAAGATGACTGCTATCCAAGGCACAGGTAAAGACGGTAAGACATACCGTGGTTACTTCTGCCCAGCACCAAAAGGTGCATTTGATAAGTGTAAGAATCAGTACGTTCGTGCTGGTTCTCCTGAGTGGAATACATTCGTCGCTGAGCAAGTCAAGTAATGTGGATTTGCAAAATAGTTGGACACCTTTACTGGAGTTCACTTGTTCATAAAACAATCTATTGCACACGCTGTGGTAAGGAGATAGAAGTTGAGAACTCTCAGACGCAGCATTAGTAAAGCAGAGGTGGGCGGCGAACCATTGCCGCCCGCTTTTGCGGCATTTGAACGAGCAGGAATTATCCTGCGCCGTGCAGAAATCACGATGGTTGCTGGCACTCCAGGTGCAGGTAAGTCATCAGTTGCACTGGCAATCGCAGCCAAATCCAAAGTACCTACGCTGTACTTCAGCGCAGATACTAATGCTCACACTATGGCAATGCGTCTTGTTGCAATGTCAGGTCGTATGACACAGACAGCAGCAGAACAGTTGCTCAAGCGTGAGCCTAATCAAGCAGAAGAAATCCTTACCCTGAACAATCATTTGTTCTGGTCCTTTGAATCCACTCCCACTCTAAAAGATTTAGATGATGAGGTCAGTGCATTTGAAACTGTATGGGGTAGAAGTCCAACGCTTATTGTGGTAGATAACCTTATGGATATTGCGATGGATGGTCACGAAGAATTCCAAGGTATGCGAGCAGCAATGAAAGAGTTGAAGTATCTTGCACGAGATACCAACGCAGCAGTGCTGGTCTTGCACCATACTAAAGAAGGCTTTGAAGGCTATCCCTGCCAGCCACGGTCAGCCATTCAGGGTCTGGTCAATCAGATTCCAGCAATGGTATTGACTATAGGACAGATGAAGCAGGGTGATGAAACCTATCTCTGCGTAGCCCCAGTCAAGAACAGATACGGGCGAGCAGACCAGACAGGTAACAACTATGTCAGCCTGGCTTTCAATCCAGATAGTATGTATCTAGACGACGTTCAAGTTAAGTATATGCAGGAGCAGATGTATGGAAACTAAGATATGGGATATGTCATTCAGCCGTGAAGATATTGAAGTTCTTTTAGGAGCAGCAGTATCAGATGGTGAGTGGAACATTATTGTTGATGAGTTATACAACAGTGATAACCTTTACAATAAAGTACAAGCAGAAGTATTGAAGGTAGCAAGAGCAGCCGTTGAGTAGCGCAGCCAAACGCAAGGGCAGCCAAGCAGAACGTGATGTAGTTGCTTGGCTTAAAGCCAATGGTTACAAATACGCAGACCGCAGACTCGCAGGAGCAACCTTAGACAAAGGCGATATAAGCGGTGTGCCAGGAGTTACCATTGAGATTAAGAACCACGCTAAGATGGACCTTGCAGGCTGGACAGCAGAGTTAGAAGTAGAGATGAAGAACGACAATGCTTGGACAGGAGTAGTCCTACACAAGCGCAAAGGCAAAGGAGATGTTGGTCAGTGGTATGCCAGTATGCCTGCACAGGTATGGCTAGCACTACTAAAGAAAGCAGATGGACAAACATAGTATCGCTGCCTATCTAGAAC